TACATTAATAGGACCTGCAAGATGGGCTTCAGCAGCAGCAGTAATAGTAACAGGTTTGGCAAATGTAAGATCAATTATGAATACACAAGTACCAGGAGGAGGAGGAGGAGGAGGAGGCTCTGCACCTGCTGCACCTGCACCACAAATGATGTCAGGAGCTTTTGATATAAGTGGAGGAGTAGCACCTGAACCTGTCAAAGCATTCGTTTTAACAGACGAAATGTCTAACAGTCAAAACCAATTAGCAAATATAAGACGTAGAGCTACAATCTAAATATCAAATAAACTAACTTAATATCTATTATATACTATGCCTTGCGAAGAATGTTCAAACGGAAAATTTAAATGGGGAAAAACAGGCTCTTGTAAATACGATACAAAAGCTGAATGTGAAGAAGATAACAAAGACTATTACGAAGATATGAAAGAAACTAAAATTGTAGAATTAATCATACAAGACGAAAATCAAGAGTTAGCTATTGACGCAATCAGTCTAGTTACGAGTCCTGCAATAGAGCAAGACTTTGTATTCTTCGGAAAAGAAAAGAACAACTTAACTTTCGCTAAAGTAGATGAGGAAAAGAGAATGTTAGTTAGTCCTGCTTTGATTCCAAATAAAAACATATTTAGACACGACCCTAATACTGACTCTGACTATTACGTGTACTTTTCAAAAGACACAGTTAGAAAAGCCTCAGAACTCTATTTAAAACATAACAACCACCACAAAGCTACATACCAACATCAAGATAGAGTTTCAGGAATACTTACAGTTGAATCTTGGATAATAGAAGACACTAAGTTAGACAAATCTACACTTTATGGCTACTCACTTCCTGTGGGAACTTGGATGGTTAAGCTATCTATTTCAAATGATGAAATTTGGTCTAAGATAAAATCAGGAGAATTAAAAGGTCTTTCAATAGAAGGCTACTTTACTAATAAATTTGAACAAATGCAAAAAACAAAACCAACAACAGAACAAATACTAAAAGCTTTAAACGAGCTAGTAAAAGAATCTAAAACTGAACTTAAGGCTGAGAAGATTGAGTTGGGTTTAATAGATGATATTAAAAAAGATTTAGTAGAAGCAGCTGATAAGCCTATGGGAAAGGCTATGGATTTATTAGGTCAAGCTATAAAGTTAGTTAAACAAGCTGAAAGTAATACGAAAGCAGTTGGTAAAGATATAGATAAAGCAGAAAAACAAGCTAAAGAACTTGGAGTTGATATTCCTGAATTAAAAGAATATACTGCTTTATATAAAAAAAATCTAAACTTCTTTAAACAAACTATTGCTGAAATTCAAAAAGCAAAAGTATATTAAAAATCAAACAGAACAATAACTATTCTATTATATAACAGAACTTAAAACAAAACTATGGATATAAAAAATCAAATATTAGTAGCACTTGGTCTTGATAAAGGCGAAGAAGTAAAGATGGCTTGGCAATCAAAGTCAGAAGATGGTGGAACTATTTTCGTTTCAACTGCTGAAGAATTAGAAGCAGGAGTGGATATTTCGGTGCTTGTTGAAGATGGTACGACAATTTTACTTCCAATCGGAACGTATAAAACTGATACAGGAGTTACTTTCAGAGTTGAAGAAGAAGGTATCGTTGCTGAAGTTATGGAAACTGAAACTGAAGAAGTAGTTGAAGAAGAAATGGCTGAAGAAGAAAAGAAATATGCTGATGTTGAAGACTGGGAAGGTATGGAGAAAAGAATCCAAAACTTAGAAGATGCAGTAGCTGACCTTAAAAAAGCTAAAGAAGGAGGAGATGATGAGGTTGAAGAAATGGCTGAAGAAGTTATTGAGCCTTCTACTAAGCCAAAGACAATTAAGACTACAGAAGTTGTTGAGTTCTCAGTAGAAGATTTAAAAGCTGAAAATGAATTATTGAAAGCAGAATTAGCATCAGCACCTGCTTCAGCACCTTTAGATACAAATAAATTTAGTTCAGAGAAAAAAGCTGTATCTAAATTAGACTATTCAAAAATGAGTAAGAACGAGAAGTTTTTACATAACTTATATAATTAATAACTAAAACAAACAAAAAAAATGGCGTTTACTACGACAAGCAACTATTCAGGTAAGGCAGCAGGATTCTACATCTCAGCAGCTTTAAAATCAGCAGTATCACTTGACTATCTTACAATGATAGAAAATATCAAGTTCAAATCTAACATCCAAAAAATGGATGCAACAGTTTCACCTATCGCAGCAGCAACGTGTGATTTCACAGGAGCAGGAACACTTGCTTTAACTGAGAAGGTATTAGAGCCTGTTAATCTTCAAATCAATCTTGACTTATGTAAAGCGACTTTACTTGATTCTTGGGAAGCGATGCAAATGAGAGCAGGAGCAGGCGCTCCACCTCCGGCATCTTTTGATGACTATGTAATTTCTTATATGGGAGATATTATCGGAAATGCAACTGAAAATTCTATTTGGGCAGGAGCAGCTAATGCAGGTGGCGACTTTGTTGGATTCACAGGAGCAGGAGCAGCAGGATGGTTAAGAGCAGGTAATGATGCAACAGTTGTACAAGCAGTTTTAACAGGTGGTGCAGGTGTAGCTCCAGTAGTTGGAACAATTATTGCTGACATCCAAGCAGGATTAGATGCAGTACCGGCAGCAGTTATTGGGAAAGAAGATTTACATATCTACTTAAACCAAAAGAACTACCAATTATATATTCAAGCAATTTCGCTTTTAGGATATGTAAATGCTTACAATATGAATGGCGACTATGTTCCTGTATTTAACGGAATCAAAGTAGCTGTTGTTAATGGCTTACAAAATGCTGCAATCGTTATAGCTGAGAAGTCTAACTTGTTCTTTGGAACTGACCTGTTAAGTGACGCTACTAGAATCCAATTGATGGATATGGCTCAACTTGACGGAAGTGATAATATGAGAATGGTAGCTCGTTACAGTGCAGGAACTCAGACAGGTATTGGTTCTGACATTGTACTTGTATCTTAATAAATAAATAATACGGAAGTGAGGGGGTAAAACCCTTCACTCCCTTAACCTAAAAAAAAACAATAAAATGGCTTGTACAGCACTTACAAAAGGTAGGGGACTCGACTGTAATAGAATCAGTGGAGGAATAAAGTATGTTTATTTCGGAGTTTATGACCAATTTGACGCACCAATAGAAACAACAGGAATAGTTCAATCAGCAGGAGAAATTACAGATATTGAAATGGGTGCTAACGTACTTTACAGATATACTATGCCTTTAGGAACAGCTAGTCTTTCTGAATCAATTACAGGTTCTCGTGAAAATGGAACTATATTCTATACACCTACATTAAATGTGATTCTTAACAGACTTACAAAAGAAGACCAAAATCAAATTAAGCTTTTAGGAGCTACTACAGTTGTTGCATTTGCTCAATTAAACGCTACATTAACTAACGGACACGATGTTATAGTAGGTTTAGGAGTAGAGAATGGCTTACAGCTTAACGCAGGTACTATTGACTCAGGTGCAGCTTGGGGAGATAGAAGTGGTTACACTTTAACTTTTGACGGAATTGAGCAGTTACCTTTCCCAATGGTTGCAGACTATACTACAGATCCTTTTGACAATGCAGCGTTCACAATGGGAACTATCGTTACATCTTAATTAGTATTCTTTTATATATTTCTTAGATAAGGGTGGCTTAATTGCTACCCTTTTCTTTTATTAATCCAAACAGAAACAGACTTTTTCTATTATATAGTATGATACAAGGATTCACAGAGAGTACAATACTTACAGATATTTGCACTGAAGACAATAGAATAAATACTTCAGTACCTTCTACACAGATTAGATACTTAGTAAAGTTTATTAACGACCTTGATGGTTCTGTTTCTTATTGCTACCCTTTGTTAGGACAAGTTCCAAGATATACTTCATTTATTTTCATATATAATTTGACTCCAAATATGTATAATTTTCAAGTAAACTTATTACCTGCAGGTCATTGGAAGTATGAAGTCTATGAAGTAAGTTGGCTAACAACAGAGTTCAATATAGAGTTGGGAACTGCTCCTGCTACTGAAACAGATGTATTACCTGTAGCTAATTCAAATGGAGTAGTACAAGGAATAGTAACAAAAGGAATCTTAAACTTAACAGAGAAAGCAGGAACAGAACAAGTACAATATACACAACACGAAACAACAGAAGGAACTAACACAATTTATTACGGACAATAAAAAAAAATTATGGCAATAGAAAACGTACAACAACTCTTAACAGAGCAATTAGGAAAAAACAGGTGTGATGTAATTACAACTACAGCAATGTCAAGCAAAGACTATTACTGTATTCATTTTCCTATAAATTCAGTAGTATCCAGTATAAACGCTACGAATGTAACAACAGCAGCAGGTTCTGATGAAGCTAATTTAGAACAAACTTATCAAGCGGGTACTACATTATTTTTAAACGTACACGCAATTACTTTGACAAGTGGAATGGCTATCTGTTATTATGACCAAGTAATATAATGTTAGCTCAAAAACTCGGTTTAAGTTTACCTACTATAAAGAGTAGTTGGAATCCTATTGAGGAGTCTTCCTTACTTGCTTGGTGGAAGAACAATACAAATGTAGAAGATGCAGGAGGTGTACAACCTAGTGTGCCACCTTATAGGGTTGCTGCTTGGTTAGATTCAAGTAGTAATAAATATCATTTATCTCAATCTGTTGAAGCAGAGCAACCTACTTTAAACCCTCTTACTGGTGCTTTAACATTTACGCCTGCTAGTCCTAGTAATCTTAATTTAAAACAACCTGGATATACACAAATAGAAATTGCAGCAGAATTTAGTATTGCTATGGTAATGAGTCCTAATGCAATTAATGTTACTCTTTTGGCTGATAATACCACATCTGATGAATTTATTAAAATAACAGATACTAATAAAATTAGATTAACCATTGATGGTTCTTCAAAAACTTTAACACTAGATACAGTTAATTTTGGTAGATTTTTTCTTTTAACAAGAAACCAACTTGGTTTACTAGAAATATTTATAGATGGAGTTTTACAAACTGATAACGCAACTTTAGCAGGAACATTTGATATAGATAGTATGGGTGTTAGGGCGGTAGATTTAAATCCTTTTGATGGCGATATATCCGAAGCAATAATCTATACTGAACAAAGTGCAGAATTAAGT